CAATATCAACGCCGAAATCAGTGGTTAAAGTAAAAGTATAGACTGACGGAAAACCCGGTGTATAAGAAAGATTTAAGTATTGCACTGATTGCATATCAGACCTTAGGTAGAGTAGCGGCTAGACTTGCATCGAATCTTTCAGGGATTGAAGTATGACCGAACTCTGACTTCACGTGTACCCCAAAGGCACAACGGTCATGGGCGACAAAATAGAAGGATTCATAATTTTTTGGGTCTACTTGGATTTCCACTACGTTGTGGGTATTCCACTTAGCAAGTGGAATAGTTTCATCATGCTTTTTAGGATCGACCAGATTAGCTATAGCATGCGTTTCCACATTGGCAGAGTCTATCATACGGACATCTAAGTTCCGAAGATCACACCGCCTTGCAAGTTCTGGATCAACACTTACGTACATCTTCTGAGGCTCCATCTCCAGAATCGCAACTTTAGCATTAACCTCGACAGGGATAATCTCCGTGCAGTAACTCCAAATAAGAAAAGCTCCAATCGCACAGAGCATGATTGGCGTATATTTGATGGCGGGATGCAGATTTTTGGTTGGGCGACTTATGGCGACGATTCCAGCTAAAAAAGCTACGGCTCCAACGATAGCATGGATGAGCATTATTTGTTACCTCCAAAGATGGCAGCCAGCTTGTCCCCGATCGCCCCCACTACTTTATCTTTGATTGCTGCCCATTTATTATTCGTCCATCCAATCATAAATGAAACAACGCTAAGAATAGCATATGGAGTTAAACCCCAGTCTTTAGGAATAACACTAACCACGACTTGATCCAAGATTTCAGCAAAGGCAAAGCTTAGAACTACCCCTCGGAATACAACTTGCATAGCTAGCCAGACAGATCTACCTGTTGAAGTTGAATGAGTTAAGTCATCATTATCAATCAATGATACTAAAGTACCAAGTAACCCCATACCGATGATGATTGCAAATTCACCGACTAAAGGCCCCAGGACATAGGTTGCAAGGGTGGAGACGCCGGTTCCAACGAACAGGGCGGTTGAGGTAGGTTCTGCCATGGCTTGATTTTAGGATAGGTGAGAAATTTCAATCCAAGCAGATATGACTACCTTTAAACTGGAGTATTAAATAACGATTGTTCTTTAAGCCTACGGTTTAACAGACCTTGAATCGTCTGTCCCCCTACTACATCCCACTTGAGAAATTCGTCAGATGCACCTGAAACATCGCCAGCAATCAACTTCTTAGCCAAAGTTGATCCAGCCAGGGCACCCTTACCTTCGTTATATTCAAACGACAGTAAGGCGGCATACTGATTGGAGTTAATCGAAGAAGATCCCGAGAAAATCCTCTCCAATGCAGGGAGAAACTCTTGTTGAATCTTATTGATCAATAAGTTTGTGGCAGTTTGCTCATCAATACTAGAATCTGATAATGACACATGACGTCCATCTAAATAATACGTCGTACCATATCCGATTGTTGGAATTCCCCCTTGATCAGGGTAAGGTTTAGATTTAAAACCTTCAAACTGCTTAATTAATGGTATAGCTATTTGTAGGATAGATACTTTATCCATATTAGACTCCTCGTACTTCTAATGTGACTGTGACAGTACCAGTTCCAGTAGGAACGCTGCCGATAAACACTACACAGCTACTTAGTCCAAAACTCGTAACTGTTACCCCCACGAAGTTGTTGACAGCCGGGTTGGTTGCAGACAAATTGGTTGCACTGACCCGGGGCGTCCCTACCGATGTACTGAAAGCCGTAGGATAACTAATGGTTTGGGAAGTGTTACCAGCACTAGTAAAAGTCGCTTCAGTCCACTGGCGTTTAATTCCACTAGAGACGTTAGTTTCACTACCAGATTGATAATTACCAGTATAAACATACGTGTTATTAATAGCAGAACTGACAAACTGAGTTGTTGCAAGTTGACTTGTGGCGGTTCCCAGCGAAGCAGTAGGAGCCGTAGGGACACCGGTTAAAGCAGGGCTAGCTTTTGGAGCATATACGGTTAGATCCGGGGTTCCGCTGAGCATAGAGTAGGGAACCACTCCAGAGGTTAGGGTTCCATTCGTCCACTGCCAGTCCCAAGTCGATCCACTTCCGTTGTAAATTCCAGAAATCCTACTGGATTGGCCTGAGTCAGAGACTAATAATTGTTGAGTATTATAGCTATTACTAAAAGAAAAGCCTGCCCAATTACCGTGATTTCCTGATATGGTATAACTACCAAAAGTAGGAGTAGTTCCAACTGGAATGTAATTCAAAGCATAAGAATTCCAAGCTGTGCCACTCCACATCTTGACGTCTCCAGCTGTGATTTGCTTTGATCCTACTGCTACGTTATTCAAATTAGAAGCGTATACCGGATCATATGCTTGACCTACTTTGACTAAATCAGCATAAACATTGCCACCTACATATCTATAAATCTGATATGTATCTGAACTAGACGGTGCTGCAGACATTGCCCCGGTCCAACTAACTGTACCCCCAGATCCTGTTACGAATCTGCAAGTGCCAATTTGGCCGCCAGATACAAGCTGTAGAATATAAGCATTAGTTGCTGTGTCTGACAGAATAGTACCCGCATTCGTCATATTAATGCTGGTCGTAGTAGATCCTGATCCAACTGAACCAGATGCAGCAATAGCCTGATAATTAGCAAATTTCCAGATCCCAGCCCCGGTAGCAGAGATGGCTAATATGGGCATACCATCTACGCCGGTACTGGCGCAGATATATGAGTTGGAATTCATAGTCGTCGGGTCAGCCAAACTGGTAATATTGCTGATGTTATCAATACGATCCGATAACCTGGCAAAAGCATTCAAACTGGCAGCAGTAAGTCTATGACTAACGATGGTGGGAGAAGCAGCAGCGAACGCGTGAGCAGTCGTTCCATCTTGTGCTCGAGTTACAGTAAGCGTATTGCCAGTCACAGACGTAACCAACACTACTTCGATATTCACGGTATCGTATAGCGTCACATAGAACGATTGACCGGCGGAAGAGATAGTAGGAAACGTTGAAGCATCGCCGACAGTAAAACTAATTGAAGACGATGTAATGTCAGAACTCAGAGTGGTTCTTGCGTTGTTCGAATAAAGTGTTTGAGTTTTTGACATATTAAAGGGCAAAAGTTTGAGAGATAGGTGCCGTAGAGTTTAGATAATCATTTCTGAAGGCCTGACAATTTTCCACAAACGTAGGAGCAACAGTAGAGAAATCAGTTGTGACTGGAAGTTCTTTTTGACCAAAGTCTTGTTTTAGATATTTATTAGCAAAGACGGGGATGGGAGTTCCTGTATACGTTTGATAACGTTGATAATCATTTAGAGCGCAGACGGCGAAGAATTCACCTGGTACTCCATTATTATTCTCATACAGGAAAATATCGGCGGGAATATCAGAGCCGCTGTTAACCGTACACGAAATAATTCTTGTAGTATCTTGAACAGTGGTAGTGATCGTAACAGAGGCTGTCATAGTTAAACGATGCTAATCGTCCATTGGAAGTTTACTGAAAATGCCCAGGTCTTTTGTATACCAGGAAATACTTTGATATTGAACATGAAACCATTACCGTTGAAAAATCCAGCTTCGTTGATGAAGTAACCGTTCCCTTGTGAATTATCCAAGTTAGCAACGAGAGTAATAGATGGAACGGCCAAATCCTCAGCGATTTTGGCGATACCAACCCTAGTCAGTGGAGAATATAGATCCGTTAAAGCCAAGATTGGAGTCTTCAGTAATGATCCGTCTCCCCCCGGAGGTGGATTAGTAGATCCTCCAGTGCCAACCTTAGCATAGGCCAATGAATCGTTTAAAGAGACGGGAAATAAACTTAGTAAAGCAATTTGCTTACCCGTTGAAACGATGAGATTTCTATCTTCAAAGTGACGAATTTGGGTACCATCTTCGTATACCAAGTCAATGGCCAGATCACCCCGCAAGCCAAACTTTCCGGAATCATCAGATAGATTCAATTGTTTATTCATATTTTTAGCCAATTTCTTGATCGTTGATAGCGCTGAAGTTGATCTCTAGCAAACTACCGGGAACATGGGGTCCGATTTGAAAATCCGTCTCTGTAACTCCGTACGAATCGTTGCTGCCGGTATCTACGTCAATAGACCAAGTATAGACCGGTTGCGTATAAGAGGGCTTAGCCTTGATGATAACATTTGCCAACTTATCAAAGATACCCGTATTTTGAAATGCTCCTACGTTGATCTTGACCAAGAATGAATGAGGATACAGATACGTATTCATGATTTGCCAGAACATTGTACCGGGACTGGCGAAGCGATTAGGTTGACTTAGTGGCTGAGATGGGATCAAACTACTGGGGATACTAAGGCCAGTCCACCATTCCCCATTCGATTCATAGTCCTCAATTTGAATAGCTAGACCTAGTAAGTCACCGGGAGCCAATGATTGTCCTATCACAACTGACGTTGGAATACCAGTTGGAAGCAAATATTGGTTTTGATCAGTTAAAACGAAATATTGATCAGTATTTAAGTAACTACGAATATCTATTACTGTCTCATGAGCCCGTGCGAGAGGAATACCTAGAACTAAATTGGCACCCTTTTGCATATTAGAAAGAGTTGGCCCATTGTTGTATAG